GTTGTCCCGGGTTGGTACCCGGGACAAGTCGTCCCTGTTGCCAGAGACGTCCAACTGACGTTGATGACACTTGCTCAATCCCGAGATGGGAAGCGCGTCTCGCTTTAAATAGCAGACCAGTATTCCATGGCGTGCTACCTAAAGTAAGAACAACTATATGAAATATCGCAATTATAATTACGAATCTTTCACTATAGCTGTGGTGAAATGGCTAGCAAGGTCCTTTTACGGACCAAACCAGCGTTTCGACCTAGCTCGGAGTTTGCTCAAGAAGTATCACAGGATTCTTAAAACCCGTGGTGCTAAAGAGGCTATCAAGTTTTCAAAAGAAACAAGATCCTCTCTCTATCGATGGTTAGCAACCATCGATAGTCTTGATGCACTGTCCAGGTCTAGCTCGAAATTCTTTATAGCTAAGGACCTCTTGCCTTTAAAGACACAGAAGGAGGTTAACTACCCTGAAATCAGGCTAGTAGCCTCATCACTCTATGTCTCTAGAGGTTTAGAGCTTCCAGAATCTTATGATACTAAGACAATTACCGATCCGCCAAAAGATGGCGTTATCTCGGATTTGACGAAGTATCAACAAGATTTCTGGAAGGCCTTAGGTATAAGGAACTTGGGTCAGAACCCAAGACGCGTCTACTGGAAGAAGTTTCATTTCACAACCAAATCCGGTCCTAATGGACAAGCTTTATGGAGTTCGGTAGCCGACTTAACGGTCCTGCCGGATTCCCTTAAAGAGGCCATTAAGGTCGTAGGTGGTGTGAAATTAGCTTCTCGAATGGACATGCTTGGTAAGTACACTAGTTTCCTAGGTCCTTACTTCCGGGTCACTGGGAGACGTTTTCGAAAGTTAACGTTTCTTCGTGATCAAGAAGGGAAGACTCGACAGATAGCAATATTAGATTACTGGTCACAAACTGCTTTACGCGGTTTGCACAGTTATCTATTTACTATTCTGAAGAAGATTCCCCAAGATTGTACATTCGACCAGGGTAGCTTTCAAAAGAAACTTAATTGGGAGAAAGGACATAGGTTCCATAGTGTCGATTTAACGGCATTTACGGACCGATGGCCAATATCCTTTATTGAGTCTCTCTTGAAAGCCCGCTTCAGCGATGAATACGTCAATTCATGGCGTACCATCATGGTAGGCTACCCATTTGAGATCCAAGGTCGTGGGAGTATATCCTACGCCGTTGGAAATCCAATGGGGGCTTACTCATCCTGGAACTCTGCTGCACTTAGTCACCATTATTTGGTGTACTATTGTTGTAGAGAACTAGGGCTGAAGTGGGAAGACGCCGAGTATACTATACTTGGCGATGATATCGTTATTAAAGACGATAGACTCGCAAGTAAGTATCTCGAGTGCCTTCAAATCCTTGGTGTGGATTATTCCCCTGCGAAAACACACATAAGTAATTATGTATATGAGTTCGCGAAGAGGGTTTTCCATCAAGGAGTTGAAGTAACTCCGTTCCCAATCTCTGCCCTATGGACATCTCGTTATTCACCATCTCTGATGCTTAACGTGTGCCATGGGGAGGAGAGGAAAGGATGGGTGTCTTCAGTTGGAACCCCTGCTACGTTATCAGAGTTATATGAGTTCCTTCAATATTCGAGGTCTTATAGGACCAAGCTTATGAAGGTTCTCGATATAACCTACCATATTATGGTAGCCCTCGGTGGACGTATGAGTGCACAGGAGGCATTACAACCTCTTGTGGACAAATACTACTCCACACTCGCTTTTGATAAGAACATCGGCATTTTAGCCTTTGCTCGAACCATTAACGAGTGTTTCCGAAGGTCGGCTGATCCTGGAAAAGGACGCGAGCCGCTCGGCTTAATTGCTGAGCAACTCGTGTGCCTGATTACAGGAGACGATAACGCAGCATGTGACGCGTTCGACCTTATAGCAGCTCTCCCTGTACTCCAAATTCATGGAGCTATAGAAGAGATCTACTTAAAGGTAATGCGAAACCCGCATAGCGCCTTTCCTCTCATCATGAGTGGTGATTGGAAAGCTGCTATACGTGCCTTGACTATTCCAGTCTCTGATAAAGTGTATTATACACGGAATCAGGACCTTCAAGTCCAGGCAAGTTTCACATTAGCCAAGATCTGGATAGGGGAGATGGAGGGAGAGGTTAAAACTCGAAAGAGATTTAACCTCCTTCCTGGTCTCCCACTATTCGACCTAGGTTTAAACGCTCCAGGCTTTGCAACCTGGACCATACCCGAAACGGGATTCGTCCCGGGGGTGGGTGTGGACTCGACTCCCCTCTCGCGAGGGGAGTCCACC